GAAGTTGCAGATAGTAACCTCGCAAAAATTGATATGAAAACTGGCAAGGTAGAAAAAGATCACAATGGTAAAGTAATCAAACCAGAAGGGTGGAAACCACCTGACTTGAAAAGATTTATTTAATTATGAGACATTCAGGCCGAGTACCCAAAGGTTGGGGTCACGAAGAAATTTGGGTGACCAATGATCACTATTGTTCCAAGTTTATGCATTTCAATGAAGGCGCTAAGTTCTCGATGCACTTTCATAAAGACAAAATCGAAACTTGGTACGTTGTATCTGGTGAATTTTTGGTCAAATGGATTAATACAAAAGACGCATCTATCGATACACAATTGTTAAAAACTGGTGATACTTGGCACAATGATCCTTTGTTACCTCATCAACTTATTTGTGAGAAAGAAGGAACAATTTTAGAAGTATCAACACCAGATTCAGTCGAAGATAATTATCGTGTGATGCCTGGTGATTCACAGAATGGACGATAAAGATGTTTGGGAGTTTATTGAACCAGAAGACCTTTGGATTTACGATAAACTCATTCTCTCAAAACGATTAGGTTATCTTTGTGGGCCAGCAGGAGTTGCACCACCGACTACAAATTATTATGTTATAAGACCATGTGTAAATTTTCGCATGATGGGTCGAGGGGCAAAAATTGTTCATCTGAGTGGAAATGCTCATCATGATATACCAGATGGTTATTTTTGGTGTGAAGTTTTCAAAGGCAGACATTTAAGTTTTGATTTTCATCGAGGTCAACAAGTTCTTGCCGTAGAAGGATTTAGAAACTCAGAAAGGCTTGATCGATTTTCAAAGTGGCAAAAGACCGAGGATGTATTGACACTTCCTGATTTTCTTGTTACAATATCAAAGAAGTATGAGTGGTTGAATGTTGAATGTATCGGCGATAAAATCATTGAGGTACACTTGAGATACAACGATGATTTTGAAGGACATTCTGCAAAAACTATCATACCTATTTGGAGAGAGCACTTTTATAAAAGTGAATGTGATGGTCGTGTAGGTTTTATTTTAAAGGATTAGTATATGAGTATTCGTGACGTTGCAAAAAAGTTGGCCGTTCAATATAAAATGCCTAAGGCAGAGAAGTATGATCTGGCTTATCGTGAGTATGATGACATGGTAGAAGTCATCGGTTGGATGCAAGACCCAACACAAGACATGAGAAACTTTGAAGGTCGTGAGATGTTGTTTCCAAAACGATGGGTTACAATTGGTGTTCTACACTCTGAGACAGAGGTGCCTGCATGAATGTAAAATTAGTCACACTCAAAACAAATCACACCATACTTGCTGACTTTAATGTAGATGGTGAAGTTTGTCTACTCAAAGAACCAGTTCAAGTCATCATGCAACCAACAAAAGAAGGTCCAATGATGGCCTTTTCACCGTTTTTAGATTACTGCCAAGAATTTAAAACTGGTATTCGTATTCATGAAGATGATATTCTTTGCATCACCACACCAATGCGTGAGTTAGAAAATCAATACAATCAAATCTTCGGGTCAGGTATACAGATTGCCTCGGCCATTCCTAAAGTATGATACAATACATGAATGAGTAGATATTATACAAACCTTTTCTGTTACGGTAACAGTATTATGTACCGTGGCATCGATAACGGCAGGCGGGTGAAAAAGAGGGTACCTTATTCACCCGTTTTGTTTTTACCAACCAATAAGAATACTGAGTGGTGTGGTCTACATGGTGAGAAACTTGAGCCGAAGAAGTTTGAAACGATTCGTGATGCTCGTGACTTTATCAAAAAATATGATGAGGTACAAAACTTCAAGGTCTATGGTAACTCAAGTTTTGAATATGCCTTCATTGCAGACACACAAAGAGGTATGATTGACTGGTCAATTAATGACATAAACATTGCAATCATCGATATTGAGGTAGGTTCAGAGAATGGCTTTCCAAATCCTGATGAAGCATCAGAGCCAATCACAGCAATTGCCATTCGTAGATTGAATGGTACCACTAAAGTTTATGGTTGTGGTGAATACAATAACACACACGAAAACGTAGAATACATTCATTGTCGTGATGAGTATACACTTTGTCGTAATTTTATAACTGACTGGGAATTAGATTGTCCTGATGTAATTACAGGTTGGAACACCAAGTTCTTTGATATACCTTATCTCTACAATCGTTTCAATCGTATTCTTGGTGAAGAAATGACCAGAAAACTTTCTCCGTGGGGAATACTATCAGCTAGAACAAAGGTGTTGAGAGGTCGTCAACAAACCTTCTATGATATTTCTGGTATTGCTTCTCTTGATTACATCGAACTTTACAAATGGTATGCGCCTGGTGGCAAGTCACAAGAATCATATCGTCTTGATAACATCGCCAACGTAGAACTCGGCGAGAGTAAAATATCTTATGATGAATTCGATAATCTACACCAACTCTACAAACTCAATTATCAAAAGTTTATTGACTATAATATTAAAGACGTTGAACTCATTGTCAAACTTGAAAGTAAGTTGAAGTTGCTTGAATTGGCAATTACTCTTGCTTACGATACGAAATGTAACTATGAAGATGTATTTGCACAGACAAGAATGTGGGATTCTCTGATCTATTCTTATTTACTTGAAAAGAAGATTGTTGTACCACCAAAAGTTGTCAAAGAAAAGACAGAGGCCTTCGAAGGTGCCTATGTCAAAGAGCCTCAGGTTGGTAAACATGACTGGGTTGCATCGTTCGATTTGAACTCTCTGTATCCACACCTTTTGATACAATACAATATCTCACCAGAAACCATCGTGGAACCACAGGATTACACACCAGAGATGCGGGAAGTAATCATGCAAGGTGTAACGGTAGACAAGTTACTGGATCGCAAGGTGAACTTGAGCAGGATTTCAAATGTAACAATAACGCCAAATGGGCAATTCTTTCGAACTGACAAGCCAGGTTTCATACCAACGATGATGGAAGAAATGTATGAAGACCGAAAAAAGTTTAAGAAGTTGATGATCAAAGCACAACAAGATTATCAGAAAGAAGACAACCCAGCCAAGAAAAGAGAACTTGAAAATCTCATTGCGAGATATAACAATCTTCAATTGGCGAAGAAAGTTTCTTTGAATTCTGCCTACGGTGCAATGGGTTCGCAATATTTTCGTTTCTATGATTTACGAATGGCTCTTGGTGTCACAAGTGCAGGTCAATTATCGATTCGTTGGATTGAAGCAAAAATCAATCTCTATATGAACAAGATATTGAAAACTGAGAATATAGATTATGTTATTGCGTCTGATACTGATTCAATCTATCTGCGTCTTGGTGAACTGGTAAATTCTGTATTCAAAGAAATCGATACACCAAAAATCATTGAGTTCATGGACAAAGTTTGTGAAGACAAGATTCAACCATATATTGATAAATCATATGAAGAACTTGCTGACTATGTTCATGCCTATGCACAGAAGATGATTATGAAACGAGAAGGTCTTTCTGATAAAGGTTTGTGGACAGCAAAGAAACGATACATTCTCAATGTCTACAATAACGAAGGTGTTGCATATAAAGAACCAAAACTTAAAGTGATGGGTCTTGAAATGATTAAGTCATCAACACCATCGGCCATTCGTGAGAAGATGACAGAAGTTACCAAAGTGATGTTGACAGGCACAGAATTAGATGTGCAAGAATTCATTGCACAATTTAAAGAAGAATTCAAATCATTACCACCAGAAGAAATTTCTTTTCCGAGAGGTCTGAATGGTCTGTTCACATACGCTGATCCGGTTTCATTGTATAAGAAAGGCACACCGATTCATGTCAAAGGTGCCATTCTTTACAATCACTTTTTGAAACAACATGAACTCACAAATAAATATCCTCTCATTCAAGAGGGTGAGAAGTTAAAGTTTACCTATCTCAAGATGCCGAATCCTTTTAAAGATATGGTCATTTCGTACCCTGGTCGTATACCAAAAGAATTCAATCTTGATGAGTATATTGATTATGACACACAATTTGAAAAAGCATTTCTAGAACCTGTCAAAGTCATACTTGATTGTATGGGTTGGCGGCCTGAAAAAACAAACACGTTGGAGAGTTTCTTTGGATAATGAAGCGACAGTAGTTCCACTCTTTGGTATTCCAGTATTCAACACAAATATCGGCGAAGCAACACAGAAAGAAATTGATTACGTTAAAGGTGTTGATTATGAAAGAATGAATGTAAAGAATGGTTGGTATTCAAGTGACAAATATGTTTTAGATAAACCAGAACTTGCACCATTGAAGAATAGAATCATGGCAGGCCTTGAGTTATTTGTTCGTGGTGTCTTGCATGTTCGTCAAGGTATTGATTTCTACATGTTGAATTCTTGGTCAGTCAAACATGATAAAGAAGATTGGGGTCAGTCACATGTTCATACAAACTGCCTGTTATCTGGTGTATACTATTTACAGACAGATGAAAAGAGTGGGCAGATTCGTTTTCGTAGAGATACCAATTGGACAAACTTGTTTCCAATTTCAGTTGATCTAGAATATGATGACTTCAATACATTCAATTCAAGAGTTTGGTCGTTTCAACCTCAGAACGGTATGTTGTTTTTCTTTCCTTCACATCTATTACATTCAATTGATGACAATGAATCGGACAATCAAAGATATTCTCTTGCATTTAATTTCTACGCAAGAGGTAAACTTGGCACCAAAGAATTTGAATTAGAACTCAAATGACACAAGCTCTATTACCATTTCTCACGGCGATTGCTTTATCGACCATCGCTGCATTTTACTCCGTCATTGGTCTTGCACAAATCTTTCCTGGTTCGCTCTGGCCAATTGTTATCATGGGTACAGTTCTTGAGATCGCAAAACTTGTAACAGTTTCTTGGCTATATAACAATTGGAATGTTACAATGCGAGCAATGCGTTATTATTTTGTCATTGCAATTGTATTTCTGATGTTGATTACTTCAATGGGTATCTTTGGTTTTCTTTCAAGAGCCCACATAGAATCAAATATTGTTGTTGGTGGTAACTCTGTTCAAATTCAAATACTTGAACAACAAGAAAAGATTTCTAAAGAACGCCTCGCATATCTTCTAAAAAAAGCAGGTGATGATCCAGATAAAATTGCAAGAACTACAGATCGTGCAATTCAAGAAACACAAATAGAACTGAAAAGATTATCTGAAGAAAAATTACCTTTACTAAAAGAAGAAAACAAACTGCTTGCTGAAGTTGGGCCAATTAAATATATTGCTGAAGCACTTTATGGTAAAGAAGATCCAGATTTCATAGATAAAGCTGTAAGAGTTGTTATTGTTGTGATCATTGTTGTTTTTGATCCACTTGCAATTCTGTTGCTTATTGCGGCAAATCAAAGTTACCGCAGAACAAAAGAAGAAGAAAAACCAGAAGAAGAAGAACCTAGAAAAAAGGCAAATAGAAAACGAAAGGTTGACAATCAGCCCGTAGTTAGTGTAGAATCATTTGTTGATAATAAACATCAACTTATACCCAAAGA